TTATAAATCTTATCCAATACTTTACGCACTCTCACAACACCAATGTAACCAATCGCAGTGTTGTAATTAAGGACATAGTCTCCTGCGAAGTGCAATTTATCGCACTCCCCCCATGGTGCTTCATCAAAAGAGTATTCTGGGATATCCCAATACCCTTCCTGCCTGAGTTGTTGCAATGTTCTCTCTGCACCCATTGCATCGAGATATTCAAGCCATTCGTGCGCCTCTTCACCCTGAATGAACATCAGTGTTTCGTACATTTTGTGTTCTCGCATTCTGAGCCTCCTTAATTGCCTTATAGAGCACTATTGCATCCTGCATGAGTATGTGTGGCTTAGAGGCCCTGAACGCAATTTCAATGCGTTCTAGGGCCTGTAATAGGGTTGCATCGTGGCGCATTACTGGATTCCCCAAATTTCGTACAATGCTGCATCTTTTGGTACTTCTTCGCCCCACTCTAAAAACTCTTGCTCAAACTTCTGTTTCGCATCATCAATACCACAGGCACGCACTTTGCGCTCACATTGCACGGAAGATCCGGGGTATGTTTGAGACGGGACTGAGAACTTAAACACAAACATTGAAGTTGGGATCATTGCAGCACTCCTTGTAAGGAAAAAGCATGTAAATTGCTTACATGTAAGCACATTCTACAAGTAGAAAAGTAATCGGCAAGCATAGCAGCATAACTTTACAAAAAATTAAATGCAGAAAAATTATGCAATGTATTTAAGTATAATTCAATTGACAATAAAGATGCAAAAGGTATCTTATAGGTAGGGACACTTCTGCCATTTCCCACATGGCACGGTTATAACCACATTGACCCCGGCTTAAAAGGCCGGGGTCCACATCATGGCAAACGATGCAATAATTCCAGATCCATTCGCACAAACTCCACAAGAGTCAGGGTACGATTTCCCTGATGCTCAGAAGAAAGAAGGACGTGTTCCGGGTGATGGTGCAATGCCATTACCACACTTCATGACCTTCTCTCAGGTTGTGAACTGGGCTAGTCGCACATACAGGTACACTTTTGATGAGGCACTGCGACACAGTGCAAAGAACACACTTGCACTAAGGCGTGACCCAGTGGTAATGGAAGCAATTCGCTCCCGTCAGATGGCCACTGCACAACTACCTTGGCACTTGGAACCTGCAAATCCAGAAGACACTGCGCAGGTTGAGGCAGCAAAACTTCTCACAGACATACTCAAGAGCACTCCCAGATTCGAACAGATGTTGATGCACCTGCTTGAGGCTGTTTTCTATGGCCGATATGGTGTGCAGGTGAACTACTCTTGGGATTTTGCAAACGGTAAAAAGCGCATGGTTGTGAAGGATTTCAAGCCTGTAAACGGGGACAAGATGGTTTTCCGTTACTCAGGGCAGGCTGGAATACTTGTGCACGCAACATTTCAGGGCGACTTTGCAATTACTGACAGGGGTAGGGCGCACTTCTTTACTCCAGAGGAGAGGGAGCAAATCCTTATCCACAAGCACGAACCTGAGGATGCTGATTTCTACGAGGGTGAACTTGCAGGTGGTATTCATGGTGTTGGTATACGTTCCAAGATTTACTGGTTGTGGTATTTGCGCAGTCAGGTACTGACATTCCTGATGGACTACTTGGAGCGTATTGGTGCAGGTGGACTCACGGTGTACTACTTTGAGGCTGGAAACCCGAACTCACTTGCAGAAGTAAAACAGTGCGCAGAAGAGCAAATGCGCAACAACACCATTCTTTTCCCAAGGTACAGGGACAACACAACAGGTGGTCCGGGTATCGAGCGCATAGACCCCTCACCAGCAGGTGCGCAACTTCTGTATGACCTTATTACTGCGTATTTTGACCAGCAAATTCGCAGGTACATACAGGGTGCAGATAATAATGAAATGACAGAGGGTGAAGCTGCGATCATGGGAGACACGCACTCAAGAATGGTGCGCTATGATGCCATGAATTTGCAGGAAACCATCACACATGATCTGGTAAAGGTGCTCCAAAAGTACAATTGCCCCGGTTTACCACAAATCAAGTTTGTGTTTGATATCGACAAACCAAACGCAGTGGAAACACTGCAAGCTGCACAGGCGTTCTACCAGATGGGTGGAACACTGGATGAGGATGAATTAAGGGCTGTTCTAGGCTTATCAAGACCACAACCCGGTCATGCGATACTTGCACAGAATATGCCACTTAACCCGTCTTTAATGGGGAGTCAGCCGACTGGTGTGCCAATAGTAGGGCAACCGGGGCCTGCACAACAAGGTGCAGAAGCGACTACACAAAGTACCCCTACACCAGACGGGGCGCAGGGCGGGGGCTCAATGCCCCCCGCCACTGCGTAATTGCAATTCACATTTCACTTCTTTGAAAAGGGTATCACATGGAAAACATGGGCGGTAATTTTGCAAATAAATTAAATGCTGCAAGAACTTTAAGAAACAGCGCAGAACAAGAAGTTATGTTGGGGCAAGGTACTCCAGATCAACAGAAGGGTGTAAATAATATGCTCGACCGAGCTAAAAACACCCTTGGTAATTCTCCCAAAGCTAATGCCGTTGCAAGTAACTCTGCAAGAAGGGGTGCACTTAGCGGGAATGTAAAAAATGTAGTAGCTGGGATCGGAACAGCACCATCCCTTATTCCGGGAAAGACCAATTTAAAAACTGGAGCACAAGGACCCGGAACAATTATTAGAGGTGCTAATGCAAGTATAGGAGGTGCAAAACATGTCCGAAAATAACTTTAAAACACAACACACCATTGGGTACAAAATATCTGGTAAACCTATCAAAGGTGGTAGTGATGCACTGAAATCTAAGCGCAGAGATAATGCGGAACTTGAAAGAAAATTTGGTGGTAATTACTCCAAAAGGAGTGATAAACAACCACAAGGCCCAAAATGGGATCCACCAAAAACTGCAAGGGGTGAAGCTTTAAAATACGAAGCAGGTAGTGGTAGTGTACCATCTGGCACTAACACGCACCTGCCGGGTAAGTATGGTAAGCGCAAGGATGGATCATTTGGGATTTGTTGAAGCATTTAAAGCCATTAGTTTTTTTATTCTGGCTTTTTCTCGTTTTTCAATGAAAAGCAGCATATCTGTCCACTCACCAGCAAAAATAGCAAATTCCTTCTTTACACACTTTTTACTGGGGAGAAAGTATCTCAAACAGTAGTTATCGTAAAAATGACCTTCTGAACGATAAGAATACGACCCTACAACCTTACCCTCATAAGTGGATTCAATGTCAAAATCATACCACCTAGTGGGATTTTCCCCGTCAATGTTATGATGAAAAGATCCACTAATGCTAAGAACTACGCCCGACTTTGGGAATTCAACGACAGTTCGCTTATTTAGGTCATTATTTCCATTCAACAACGACAGCAGAAATTGTGAATAAGTCTTCCCCCCCTTACGAGGATGACTGAGTGCAAAATCGAGGTAATTCATGGCAAAGTCTCCACTAAAACCTAAAAATAATACTACTGATACTTCTAATATACCACAACCTGCGCCCCCTATCGCACGACAAAAGGCGAATATTCAGGACGTGCAAGCAGTTCAAGGGGAATTTAATAAAAACCCCCAGCAAAAATCTATTGAATATATAAACAATTTACCAAGCACCACAAGGTCAGCAGAACAAATAGCCAGTAGCAAGCCAAAAGATCAAACGTCCTTTGAAAAACTTAAAATTCAGGGTAGAGATGACCTGCACCAAAGGCTTGAAAGTCTTGGATATCACAAATATTTAATTACGAATAAAGTTGCAAATGAAAATAATGTCAAAAATGTGGTAAACGATCACATTGAAAAATTGGCCCAAACATCAAAAATTCACAGGGAGTTATCTCAAGTACATGAAGCACTAAAAGACAATGAATTACCCTCAGACAAACGCAAGGAATTACTTGAAAGAGAAGCAAGACTAAAACTTTCTGTGCAAAATATTAGTAGCCATAATCTTTTTAATCCTTCCGGGGATGATGCAGCTAAACAAAGATCAAATGTTGGGGATGTCCTACTGCACAAGTTGGGCAAAATGATCAATTTCTTTACCCGTAGAATGGGTAAAAGTAACCCTGAATTGGACAAAAAACATAAACAAGTAGCTATCCGTAATTTTATTGAACATCTGCAAAACAAGGAACCTGCGAATGATGAGGAAATGGCAGAAAGGGAAGGTTTATTAATATCGCTGGGTGGATATGGCCTAAGTGATGATTTAACTACTGCGCTTACTTATGGGGATCACAGTGGTGCAGAATGGTACGACCAAGATCTTAAGCAATTTGAAGTTGGTTTGGCTCACCTGACAAACCACCACAACGCCACAAGGCATTTAAAATTTAAAGATGCTACTGGTAAAGAACATGGTTTTTTTGGGGATGTTGTTACAGATCCTACAACAGGATTTCATGATTTGAAATGGAGCGAGGATGAAAAGATTGCAAGACAGCAAAAAGCAAATATGGCTATGTTTAAACTGCTCCTTGCGCCCACAAGCTTTGGTAACAACCCAAAACTGAATGCCGTTAAAGCATTTGATATATTTAAGTACGCTGCACAAGATGCTGCTGCAAAAAATGATCATATGCGGGTGTTTCACCATGTTCCACCGGATCAGAGTATTAAAGGGGAGGAGGGTGGAAGATTTTCCAGTAAAACTTTTGGAACCTCTGCTGTTTGGAAACCAAAACTTGAAAAGTTCTTCAATAAACAATTAAATGTTGCCGACCCTGAAAAACAATCATTGATGCTTTCCATGTTAGAACAACAAGGATTTGCACCAAAAACAGTTATTGAAACTGCTGAGGATGGGACACGTGTAAGAAAACTTACTCTAAACGTGAATAAGCTCTCTTCTTACGCAAAACTGGATAAACTTGTGGAACTTCGGGATAGATATAAAACCCAAGCACAAAAACTCGGTGCGGATGAAAATTCTGAGGATGACGAGGATGAAGGACCATCCAATGTTTTTTATAGTTACATGAAAAACAGGGACGGTAGTTTGCACTTAAAGAGATTAAGTGTTAAAGACTTTGACCTAGCTGCGAAGAAAAATCAACAAATACCTTTGTACGATGCTAATGGTCAGCGTTTATATAAATCTTGGACCTCAAGATCTGTGACAAGGGAAATGCTCGCACATATGCGAGAAATATTAAATGGTGACACGTACAACACACCAGAAAGGTTCCAACAGTTCCTTGGGTCAGACCAATCACCAGAATTACTTAAAGGATTAAAAAATAATGTAAACCTTCCCTACAAAGATGAGGAGGGAACCACAGCTAATCATCCGGGCGCATATTTATTTGGTCCTAAAGGAGGACCCTTTTATTTAAATCTAATGCGAGATTCTAGGCATGTTACCAAAGATCTTTGGTTTAGCAGAACTTGGAACAGAATCTTTGGTAGTGTATTTGGAAAAAAGGACAAAATGCAGGATGTTCCAAGGAGTAATAATGAACGAAAATTGATGAATGCTGCGGTTGATCTTGTATCAAACAGACTTGCATCAATCATGGGGGAGGATAAAAAGCTGCACCCACATGAAATACAAGCTGCGCTGTGGTATTATGAACAACAGCTATACAAAATGATGGGAGTTAGGGTGGAATCCTACTCTTACAAAGACGGAATTGAACATATTCTAAAAAGGGAAAATGGAGAATTAAACAATGCCACACCACTCAATTTCAAAACAATTCAACCCCATAATCCAGCAGATGTTGAAAGAAGGAAGAATGCCTACGCTGAAGCAACTAGGACTCGCAGTAGGGCAGACAAAGAAAGATCTCAAGTCACACTGGCACAAAATGCAACAAAGCAATCCTTTGCAAAAACCAAGGTATTAGAAAATATACTGCGGTTGCTGCGTTCGGGTTCACCAATCCGGTACGCACAGTTCACACCAGTAAACGGTGGGATGCAAAGCGCACCTGTTTCCCAGCGCACCAATGTTCCTTTTGGTAATGCTGTTGCAAAGCAGGGTACTGGAAAGAACATTGCGCATGCTCAACTGAATGACCAGATTGCACAGAAGGCTGGAATACAGACAAGTTCTTCCACTGCCATCGGCGACTGGCCGAATGGCAGTGAGCAGAGCACAGTGCACACATCCAACGCACAGGTGGATCCTGCAAAGATGCGCTACCTTGCTGCGTGGCACGGATTATCAGGACAGAAAAAATCAGTTCTTATATTCCACCCTAATGAAAAAGGTCCTGACTCCCTGTACCACATTAACCACCCTGAGACTGACCTTGGTAAACTCAGGGAACAGTTGAATCAATTTAACCTGCAATACAAGACACTTGTGCCGGGTGCGAAGGGTACAAAGATCATGCTGTTCGACCCAAACAAATCGAACAGAAGTTCCATTGATCAATTTGCTACAAAAAATAACCTAGGTGTGGTAGAAAACACTGGACAAGGTGAAATTATCGGGCATAATGGAGACTGGAATAGTGCAGGTGCGCTTCCCAAATCCCGTCAAGCTTATAACAACATAATTGCACAATATGAGCAAAATCAAAACAGTTCCGGGTCTTCCAACAATTCTGGTGGGACACCCACCCCTGCAAAGCAAGCCAGCACAGGGGAAACCAAAAAGCAACTCAGCAAATCAGGTAAAGCCTACAAGTTCAACAAAGCAAGGCGGATCCTCGAAGGTTTCCTAAGGGCGCACAATACGCCAAACAAGGAACTTCCACCTGTTGGTGACCTTCTTGCACCTGACTTGCAGGGAATAAAACCTGAGCACATGAGCAAGTACCAGCAACTTGTTCCGGGTGCTAAGTGGTCAGACATAGAGGGTGCTGTATCCTCACTGCAACAAGATCCAAGCTTGTACGCAGATATGACAAGTGAGTCCAACAGGCGGGAGATGTACTGCAAGGAACATGCTCGCACTGTACTGCACTCCAGTGGTGTGCAAAAACTTCTTGACTCTCTTGTAAATCAAAAACTTATTCCTGAGCACGCACAACACCTCATTCAGGATGCAAAAGACGGCGACTACTTTGCACTTGAGGCAATTAGTGCAGAACTTCAACACAGTATTCCCGCACTAAGATCTTTCTCAAAAGCTGCTGAGAGGGAATACAACAAGGCTGGAAAGGCATGGGACAAGATGAGAAGCGGTGTGCAAAAGTTTGGGAAGAAGCACCACTCTGCTGGGCAATTCCGTGCAGGTGAGCACGAGGTAATCATGCGTGGTGCGACCTACAAAAAAGGTCAGTTTGCACCACAGAATGATGGTAAGGCGAGGTTTGAAAAAGGTTCATCCAAATTAGGTGCAGTATACAACTCCATTAATAAGTTTAGAGGTTCTTAATGGAAGATATGATTGTTAAGCACCATGTTCCAATCCTTGACGAGCACGAGTTGAAGGATAACAAGGGGAATGTGGTGATAAGGCTCGACAAGGATAAGTTGCAAGAAATTGTAAATACGAACAATACTCGTATGAGCAATACTGGCGATGAAATTCCACTGGTGATCGGACACACGAAGGACGATGCACCAGAGAGCGAGCAACCTGAGATTGTTGGGTACGCCACCAATTTAAAGGTTGAACCATTCTTCAAGACAGGTCGCAAGTGTATCACTGCGACTTTCAAATTCTTCAAAAACACAGTGGACAAGGTGCGCAACTTCCCAAGGCGCAGCATTGAACTGTGGTTATCAGATTACAAAATTGATCCCATTAGTTTGCTTGGTGCAACTACTCCAGAAAGGGATCTTGGCCTTCTCCGTTTGAGTAAGAACGGGGTTAAAAAGTATCAAAGGACGATGGAAATGGATAACAAACAAGAAATAGTTGACGCAGTACTTAACGCACTCCAACAGACTGACGTGTGGCAGTTCCTTACACAACTAGCAGCACAGTCTGGTCAGGATGCAGGTGTACCAACCGAGGGTGAAATGCCACCCGATGCTGGTGCAATGCCCCCTGAAGGTGCACCACCTGAGGGTGCAATGCCCCCTGAGGCAATGCCACCCGAAGCTGGAGCAGAAGAAATGCCAATGGATGAAGGTGCACCACTTCCTGAGGAATCTGCCGAGGAAGAACAACCTGTGCAAGCTTCACGTGGTAAAAGGTACGACAGAATCAAGCTTTCCAGAATGGAGCAGGAAAACCAAGTGCTCCACAAGGAGATTAACACACTCAAGCTCAAGTTCCAACGTGCAGAGCGTGAGAAGGATCTTATTGAACTGGAAGCAGAAGGTTACATGTTGGACCGTGGTGAGGAGTTGGAACTTGTGTCTGGAATGCCTGACACCAAGTACAAGTCTCACCTGCAAATCATTCGTAAGAGGTATCAGAAAGCACCACTTGGTGGAATGCGCACCTCTTACATAACCGAATCCCGTTCTGGTGCGTTGCGTGGTCGAACCAAGGACGAGGTTAATGCAGCTATCGACTACGCAACATCACACGGCATCACCTACGCCGAAGCGTTGGACAAAATGAATGCCGAAAAGGTTCTCTAATTTAGGAGGTTGGTAATGCCGTTGTACAATCCGGCTTTTACTGCAAGCGGGAATATTTTCCCTGCAAGATTTGTAAGGATTAGTGGCGAGTTCACTGTTGCGCAGTCTGGCGCAGGTGAATCTATTATCGGTGTGGCGCAGGAAGGTTCTCTTGCACCTCCCGGTATTGCAGAAGCACTGGGTAGTTCTCAGACTTATTATGCTGCGACTTCCGGTAAAACCCTCAAGGTTTTCGGTCTTGCAGATGTGTGCGTGGTTACTGCTGGTACTGGTGGGTGCACTGCTGGTTCACTGGTCAAGTCTGACGCAGATGGTAAGGCTGTAAATGTTGGTACTACTGCTGGAACTTACAATGTTGGCGGTATCGCACTGCAAACTGTAAGTGCTGGTGAAAAATGCCTTATCCAAGTAAACCCTCACCAAGTAACCATTGCTTAATAAGAAAGGACACTAATAATGGCTGATATCGTAAGTAGTGCAGCACAGTTTCCTTCAGGGAATAATACATATATTCCCTCGTTTGATGCGACTGGGCAGCTAGTAGTATCGTTCTCACGTAACCCAAAAGATTTCCCACTGAACAAGTATGTAACCATTACTCCAGTGAAGAAGTCTTCAGGTTATTACCTTAAACTCAACGCTGAGCAAGCTGCTCGTGTAGCATACGCTGATTTGAAAGATCACGTATGGCACGATGGTAATGATGCTCCACACGGCGAGTGGAATAATGAGAAGTTTGAATGGTTGTCATTCAACACCACTCGTTACGTGTTCCCATTCAGACTTGGTTATAAGGCTGTTGATCAGGCCGATTGGAAGATTGTTGCATCTTACAGTGCAATGAACGCCCAGCAGGCTATGACAGCACGCACTGTAAAGGTGTGGGATAAACTCCTTGCATCAAGCACTGATGGAGAAATCACATCTCAGAATTGCACTACTGCATCTAACGCCTATACAGGTGGTAAGGCCCTCAATGAGGGTGATTCCGGTGACCTTAACACAGGTACATCTGCTGGACCTGTGTTCAAGAAGGCACTCAATGCAGTTGCTCGAAAGATCAACAAGGACACCCTTGGTGCATGTGGTCCCAAAGACATGTGCATCATCATGAACCCAACTGCTGCTGATGCCATCTCACGCAGCAAGGAACTTCATACCTACCTGAAGGAATCCCCCATTGCACTTGCACAGGTGCGTGGTGATTCTGACAGCATTAACGGCAAGTATGGTTTGCCTGACAAGTTGTACGGTTACGACATCATCATTGAAGATGTTGTGCGAGTAAGCAACAAGAAGGGCGCATCCAGATCCGCCGATTATGTACTGGGAGAGGATGATATTTTTGTCCTTGCACGCCCCGGTGATTTGGTGGGTTTTGAAGGATCTCCTTCCTACTCCACTGCGCACATCTTCGCCTACGAAGAAATGACTGTGGAACAGAAGGACGATCCAGATAACAGGCGTATCAATGCACGCATCGTGGAAGACTACGGTGTGGAAGTTGTTGCTCCTGTTACTGCATTCCACTTCAAGAACTCGATTGCTTAACTATGGCATCACATGCATCAGTTGACGACTTGCTTAAGAGGTATGACCTTAGGCGCATTGGTGATCTTGTAAACGACAACGACACACGTGCATCCGAGGTTGATCTTAAGGGAAACACCACTGCGGGGGCGGTCACACAGACCGCCCTCTCAGATGCTTCTGGCATGATCAATAGTGCAATACTTGCAGGTAAGAGGTACAAGCTATCTGACCTGCTGAGTATGACTGATGAATCCAAGGCACTTCTCAAAAGGTTGTGCTGCGACCTTGCATATGCTCTCCTGATTGCAAGGCGTGGTTATGGTGGCGAGGACATGGTTGCAATGACCTCACGAGCCAAGGAGAGCGAGCAAATACTGGAACAACTGCGCCAAGGTGACAGATTGTTCGAGATAGAAGCAAATCAAAACGCATCAGTACCTAATCAAGCTGTAATAAGCAAAAACATATCATTGTTTTCCAATGAGTTAGATAGGTTCTTCGGAATGCGTGTATCCAACATAAACGAGAACTTCAACAATAGAGGGTAACAATGGCACAGATAATGACTACAGGACCAGCGCACATGTTTATTGGGCGTTCTGCGGAGAATACAGATGTGACGGGACTTGAATACTTGGGAACATTTGAAAAGAGTCCTGTGATTGATATCCAGACTTTAACTCAGCCTGTGATGAATGATATAGGTGGGGAAAGTGCAATATCGCACGCCATGCAGGGACAGATTGCCACCATTCAGGGTGTGATGAACAGGTATGACGAGGTCGAATACGCCAAGATTGAATCAGGGTACTACGGTGCAACTCGCAGGGGAGAAATAGAGAAGAATAAGCTTGGTGGTCTTGCACAGGCAATGTCTTTGGATTTTGATGTGTTGTTCTATTTCCCCTTCCACTCTTCTTTCAGAACAGGATCATCGAACACCGATGCTCCTGAAGGTTTGCACTTTGTAAGCGTAGTTCCCGTTAAATTTAAACTTGCTGAACTTAGCACTAGGGCAAGAACTATTGAAATTGCACTAAGATCTATTCCAAAAATGAGCATAAAAACAGATAGCCTGACAAATGTCGATTCAAATGGCGCAGCAGGTCCTGCAAGTATTCGTGAGTTTGTTCTTTACAAACATTTAACCACTGTACCCAATGCACTGAAAGAAAAGGTGAACTAACATGGCAACTTTCGCAAAAATTCATGTAACGGGTCCAGCGCACATCTTTGTTGGGCATAAGACAGACACCATAGCTAATGCCATCTACCTAGGCACATGTGAAAAGTCTCCTGAAATTGAGACTGAGTACATGTGGGAGGATGTGAACAACGATGTTGCTGGTAGTGCTCCTATTGACCTTGTTTTAAGAGGCCACAAAAGCAGCATTAGCGCACTGTTTACTAGGTTTAATGAAGATAAGCTTTTAAGTCTTATAGGTAACACTGGGTCAAAAGAAAAAAGACACAATGCTGACCACCAACCCGGAGTGTATGACAGTGGCCAGATTGGAGGACTCACTGAATATAGTAATATAGCAGTGGATAACACTGGGTACTGGCTTGCAATCAAGTTTGAGTTTGCTCAGAATACGGCTGTTGACCCTACCCTTCCAAAAGGTTATTGGTTCCCATCAATAGTTCCTGCAAATTTTACATACGCACAGGTTGGAACACATTCCAAGAAGGTGCAATTAAAAGCAGAAGCACACCCTGCAATTGTGAAGGGTACTGCCTCAACAGGGGCCACAAAATCGGAACAGGGTATGACAACTGGCAATTATGTGCTCAGATTGTTTACCACAGATCCTGCTATTTTTGATTTTTCACTACTTCCAAACTTTAACTAAAGAGTTTAGACATGCCAAGAACTCCATCAGCAAATGAGTATTTTGCTGATTTTAAGATTGCACGTACCCGCCTAGAAAACATGGCAGTTAAAGCTGGCATGAATAAGGATACTGTTGCAAATCTTAGCATGTCTGACATTTTAAAAAGCCCTAGATTTACTAACGAGCAGAGAGAAGAGTTTTTAACTTCTCAGGAAATAGGTGGACATTTAAGCAAAGATTTAATGTCCACCACAAAAAACCCGGAAATTGCTCAAAAGGTAATGATGTCTAGGTTGGATAAAGGGGATGCTCTTAGGAAAAAGCTTGAATCTTTACCACCTGAAGTAAGGAAGGAGGCAGAAAAGTCATTTCAACTTGAGCGTGAAACCATGGATAACGATGGTTTCCAATATAGGAGGGGTGAAAAAAATTGGTATGGTAGAACTACTCGTGGTTCTGATGCGGATAGAGAAGACTATTTTCTAAATCGAGCACAATCTATTGTCGCAGATGCCGAAAAGACTGCAAAAGATGTAGCTGGGGAAAAAGACCCTGTAAAAAAGAAAGAGTTAGCTGAAAAAATATACTCTCAAAGACAAGCATCTTTTACTGATGCAAATAGCGATAGAAATGATGCAGATGCTGAGCTTAAAAGAGCTAATATAGGTCTTGCAATGGATGTTGGACTAACAGCAGCAACTGCTGTTGTGCCCGGAGGAGTTGCATTACGATTTGTTGCCGGAGGTGTTGGTAAGGGTACTCAAGCACTCAGGGCAATGGGTAGAGTAGCCTATGAGGGTGTAAAACATGGAAGTAAAAAGTTTGTAGCTACTGAGGGGGTTAAGCTTGGGACACATGCTTTGGATGACACCCTTGCAAAAATAGACGGAGTTCCCCAATTCGCTAGAAATGCAGTTAGTGCTGTTGCTGGTTATTCAAAAGCATATGCAGAAAATTTATACGGGGATGTTCATACACATAAGCTTTTTAGCGGGGATGTGGGTGGATTCGTATGGAGCTTAGGCAACAAACAAATGGCAGCAAATGCTCTAGGTATTGCTCTTCCCTTTGCAAAAGGTTCTCCAAAAAATCTAACCGGTGCGTCTAAAAAAGCCATCGAAGCAAAGCAACAAGTGCAGAGAAGAGCTAACAAAATAGTTGATAAAGGGGAAGAGGCTTTTCAAAACTCTGCAATGCTAGGAAATGCTGCGGATGCTCTAGATAGTGGGCACGAGGTTTACACATCTGTTGCCAACTATGACCTTAAATACAAGCAGGCTCGTGCAGAAATAGCAGGTAGGAAAGAAAATCAAAACCTTTCCTCCGAGCAAATAGATAGATTAGCCAAACAAAGAGTTGTTAGGGACATTGGGTACAATACCGGAAACACTAAAAATGCTGCAACTGATGTTGCAGGTGGGATTAAAGATTATAAATCTCAAAGCGCAAGGAGTTCTAAAAACGCTAACGAGGTTAGCTCTAAAACTGAGCAAATTGAAACTAATGCTAAACAGGATGCTAAAGAACAAATTGAAAATGATGCTGAAACTCCCTCAGAGCAATTACTTTTTGATACATACATGGAGAAAGTAAAAAAACCTGATATTACTCCAGAGCAAAAAGCAGAGGCTACTAAAGAGTATAAATCTCAGACTAATGCACGTAGTTCCAAAATTCAGGAAATAGCTCAACAAAAAACTCAAGAAAAAATTCAAGATATAAAAGATACTCAAGAGCACAGAGATATTCGACATGATCAAATAGATACTTTTAGGCACATTCGTGGCGAAGAAAGCAAAGCCCCTAGAAGTACTCTACGTGAACCACGTGAGACTACTGAACCACATGAACCACATGAACCACATGAACCACGTGCAGAACCACATGAACCACGTGCAGAACCACATGAACCACGTGAGACTACTGAACCCAAAGAAACTAAAGAACCTAAAGAACCAAGAGAAAACAGAGAACCTCACATACCAAGAGTGCCAACAGGGGAAAGGCACGATAATACTCCACCTTTACCACCAGTAGGTGGGAATAGTGGGGGTGGTGGCACTTTTGCAAGTTCTGTGGGAAGCGGGTTCCCAATGCAAACCGCACCGTCTTACTCGTATGTAAACATTCAATTGCCCTACTTCAGCGAGTTAGGACTGTAATGGCATTAATAAAGAGCAACACGGGTAACATACTCACTGCGATCAAGACATTGCTAGTGAACGAACTTGCAGTGGGATCCCACAAGGTTCTGCTGGTTGCAAAAACAATTATTCCCAATTTCACAGGTGATCAGGACTTCATTATCAGACCGGGTTCCCCCACACCAGAAGATGGATTTGTGCAGGGTAGTGGAAGGCTTGCATCTGTCGTGCAAAGGCAGATGTATGTGGCAATTCGCACAAGGTTTGGTGTGGATGTTTCCAACAGTGACGAGAGGTGGTTGCTAGATCCTACCTTAGGACACCTCGCAAGGGAGGAGCAGGTTATAAACCTGCTCCACCTTCGAAGGCTCAAGGATTCATCTGGTAATGATCTTCTGATTGAACCAATGCGCATGACACAACCCATACAAGACTTTGTGGGACACTCTCAGGATGGTTACACAAGGGGTGGTGACGAGAAGGATGCGCAAAAGCAATACGGTATTTCCATCCTTGCTTTCGAATGCAGGTACATGCTGGGGGTGACAAACGATGGCTACTAACTCAGCTAATTACCTCAGGTACGGCCCCATCAAATTAAATATTGTAAAGCTGAATGAGTATAAAAAAGAACCAGTGTACTCTGACAAAGAGCGTACACATTATATGTACACCAGACATATTCTTTCCATTAACGCTGTGGTGTACCCTGACACAGATATAGATTATTCAGAACTTCCCAAGGATGCATACGCATCATTTTCCACCTGTTACACTAACGAACCAACGGACGGTCCCAACAGCAATGGTGGTGCAAGTGATCCAGCTTTTTCGGTGTATGGTAACAATCCCCTAAAGCTGCCACCAGTAGCAAGAATTGAAAGTTTATTGCGACACATGCTCATGCAACCACGGCAAAAGCTTAAGTATGTGGTTGGGGATAGTGTTATGCTGGAGTCTCCATCCGTTGATGCTCTAGTTGATTGCAATAATGGACCTAAACCAGTTTCCCTAACTGTCCGCAGTGTCAGCGGTTTGCAATCCATGGTGGTAGAGTTTGTGGTATCCACAGACATAAATGAATCTTTTAGGTTTGGTGCTCCAGAATACCCAATGGTTTCCAACCAGTTTGTAATGGAGCACGAAATTGATCAGGATTTTTACACAACACGAAAAGTTATGGGAGTTGCGCATTTCAGATCAGATTATTTAGTACGGCATAAATACTCACCAGACGATTTTAGGGAATGGCTAAATATTCCATCCCCAATTGGTTTTAAGAGGGATGTGGTCAAATGCAAATTATCACCAGACTCCCTCAAGCTTGAGTACTCTTTCGTTGACAGGGAAATGCACCACCATTTGGACACAAGGAAGAGAAAGTCTTCGGAAAAAGCAACAATAAATAATGTGTCTGACATACCCTACCCAAAAATGAAAAACATTACTCGGTTGGAGGTAAAACAATACCTTACAGTCTCGCAGAAATCCCTCTCAGACTCCATATCAAGCGGTATCAATGCGGTGGTAAATACTATAACAGGTTCTGGTGGAAGTGCAGGGTCAAGGTTTAATACTGCATTTACTGGAATAAAAGACTTTGCTAGTTCATTTATGCCATTGCGTGAAGACAAGATTGATATTACAATCTACGGTAACAACTTGTCAGAAAAACACGAGTTGGAATATCTGGCACTTTTTATCATTGAAAAAAGAATACCTTATAAACCGTATTCCGGTATGTACACAATATCTCTGGAAGAAGATGTAATAGGATCTTTTGTGAAATTTCATGTTACTCGCCTGTCCGGCGTATTAGACACTGTGGATTCACTAGTTAATTCAAACGAAGCAACACTATCAAACATTGCACTTAAACCAACATTTACACAAGGTTCTGCAAAATTTGACCTTAAAGAGGCTCACGCTAAAAAACTTACATTTTTCCAAGAGTCCCAAGGTATAAAGGGTGTAACGGTAAAATCCTTTATAGATGAGAAACCAAACAGCGATTTGCAAAATCTGGAAATTATTAAGGTTAGGGATGAGAAGTTCGATCAAATGCGTGGAACATACTTGGAGCAGTTGTTTGTGGAGTCCATACGCCACAATCCTGATGAGCCTCCTTTGGACGACAAGACTAAAAAGGTTTTCAGTTACAACGAGCAAAATAGAAAGAATGATGATTCCACTTACGAGCGTGTACTACCCATGGGCAATGATCCCTCTTTAGCACAGATGGAGACTGAATAACCATGGTAACAAAGACATGTTTTGATTACGGTCAAACCAACATATCTGAAGGGTGCACAACTAATCTGTGCAAGGTGAAGAGGGTACGTTATTTCAGATACCACACGGAATCAAGGGGCAAGTCTACTCCAACCAATACAGGTAAAAACAACTCCACGGTAGTACCAAAAACCGAGAATATGTTACTACCAAAAGTGCAACCAGTTTTAATAAACCAAGCACTTTTTAATTTTAACAAGGCAACCTACTTTAAATTATTTAATGCGCAGATAGCCCAGTATTTTTCAAGCAGGTTCCCATTTTCACCTTTGCGCAGGAAAAGATATGTCCCTTTTCCAACTATGGAAGTAAATGTACCAGAAAAAAATGCAAATGGTAATTGGGTAATTGTGAGCAGGTACACCAAGTTGCCTGCTGGGCAATATCAAACACGCCTTGGAGATAACCTCACAGGAAAAGAAGCATTCCAAAAATGGTACTCTGCCTATGCTGCCGGGGTTCAAGACCCGGCAGCAAGATGGAAAATTGTTTTTGAGCACTTGAGTGCAAACTGGAGCAATTACGCAGATTTGGGTTCAGATAATGCAAAGCTATATGCTCTACAGTTCATACAGGTAATTAATGATGCCTATAGCGGACTTATAAAAATCCCTTCCAACTTCTAAGTAATACACCATGGCTACAGCATCCCTAAGAGAAACTTTAATAAGTGGATCACACGCACTTTACCCATACTTAGTGGCTAATGTGACAGTGCATTACTCCACGATAGGTAACAAAATAGCTGTCAAAGGACTGGGTAACTACGGTGCTGCAACAAAAGTCATTAAAACATCTCAGCCAGTTACTAGGAAAGAGCTAGCATTCCAGTTTGTGAGGTTAAATGCTGCTCCTGATATTCCATACATTCAGTCTGTTTACAAAGATAATGAAGATGATGTTGTAGAGGTTGCAGATATTCAGCTTGGAGCACCAATATTACATAGTGACGGTAAAACACAAATATACCAAGCTGCTGGAAGAATTATTTACATATGTCAAACTGTTTATGATCCCGGTACATCCACACTTACTTATCCACTAAGTCCTATTGATGGAAACAAAGCGCAGATGCCTTATATCAAGCCATCTGGATCATTAAACACTGACTCTTGGGCTGGCGGTGGTTTCAATGCAACATTTCCATTTACGCCAGTTGGTGGCGTAAGCTTTTCTTCCAATACTGCGACAAGCACATCTACTAGCGGTCCAAACGACACAATTGGGGGTTAAAAATGGCTATAGACTACGATGGAACTTATGGTATATTTACCAAAATAGGACTTATTGGGGGGTTTTTATCCGATATAAACACCTTTCAAAAATCACTTGTAAATGTAAAATCCCCGGCATTTGTAAACAAGTTCACAGGTAATGGTAAAACATCGCTTATTTTGGATTACATTCCTTCTATTGATGGCCAAATTGGTACTGTCAGCAATCTTATACCGGATCTTCTTTTAAATGTTGCAAGTAGTGTGGTTATCGACTCTGTACGGGCGCACGACCCACTAATTCCTGCTGACCTTAGCAGTTGTATGACTGAACTACTGCGCCAAATGCGATTGGATAGCAAAACGGTAAGAGCAATGAGCACGACATTTACAATTACAGATTCGACAAACAAAAATACTGTTCTGGTCGCACTAAAGAACAGGGACGGTGGGGATAACCAGTTTACCATTGCGGAAACATTAAGACTTGAGGTTAGTGCAGATTCCTACACAGGTGGAACAAGCGCAGGTAATGAGCAATTTAGTGTAAAGACGGTGGATTCTGCAACGGATGTGTACAACTATGATTACCCGGCTGGTTCTGGTTCTGATGTAACACTTTCCAGAACCAATTTAACTGCATCGCAGTCTGAGGGTAACATTTTGGAAAATGGCACGTTCACAATTGCAAGTACAACCACTGCGACTGCTCCCGCTGGATGGAGTAGTGTAGGATCCTACGGTACTGCTGGTACACACTGGGTTACTACCACAGATGGATTGAAGATTGTTGGTAATATCACGTCTGATGTTAGGCTTCAACAGGACGTGTCTATTAGCATCACTGCACGGAATGTGTACGCTTTTCACTTCAGGGCAAAAGCACCAACAGCACTAACGACAGGATCCATAGCAATTGATTTGGTGGATTCCACAGGGAACATACTTACTGACGATTCAAACAATTACCTTGCATTTAGTGCCAACCTGAACACTCTGACAGCAAGTTACACATCCTTTACTGGATCTTTCGTAATTGGTTCAAAGACTCCCTCGGAAGTGTATCTACGCATAAGGTGCACAACGGCAGAAAATACCCAAGTATACATGGATAGACTTGTCCTTACTGAAATGACAGAACTTTACACAGGTGGACCTTTTATATCTGTTCTGGGACTTGCATCAGATCCACTTACGACCTCTGAGAGGGTGGATATTACATTTTCAAAAAGCCTTGCAACGGTTACCAATGGGCAGGCAAGCACTCTGACGTACACCAACAACACATTTCAAGTATTGTTTGACAGACTATTTACCACTGGTTCGGGTGGTTTCACACTTCCTTACAGCGCAACACCCACTATATCTGATTCCCTTATTGCATAATGATTGACCAAGAGTTTACATACGCTGGAGTTCCATTAATGGTTCCACCCAAGGAATTATATGACTGGGTGGAGGAGAATATACCATTTAATGCGAGTAATTACTTTAGAACTCTTAACTATGGATTGCTCGATAACTCTGACATTGTTTTTAAAAACTATTCGGAAAATCCATTCCATGATTTAAAACTAAGTTCTTTGTATTGGCCCACAGGGGCAAGTAGATTTGCAACTGGGTTTTTCTTGGTTTCTTCAGAAGACTTGGAAAAGCTACCATCTTTTGACAACCTTGGGTACAAAGATGCCGTTGATACGCTTGGGGGAATGCGCAGTAGGGTAAATTCTAAAAATTACTACACTGCTGAAAAACTTGTCATCTATAACACTGAGATCCCACTGGCAGCAAAAATGTATATGCTGCCACCAAGACCACTTTTGCAAATTGAAAGTACTGTTGTTGATGATGCAATAGAAACAAGGGGAAGGTTTCCAGTACCACACTTGGAAAGCTTGTGGGTTGTTCCGTTAGTGGATGATAGATATTGGTGGTGGTGGCATAACACAGGGGAGTTTAAAATACCTAGTTGCTCCAACTGGGAGGATTTATTTTATACCATATTTGACAACTTAGGTTATGGACAACATCAAGTACTGGTAGATCCTGACATACCCCAAGAGTATCTTTTCCCACACAGCTTGTACCGAAAACAGTCTTACAACATACGAGTGCCTTTACTTCTTGATTCGATAGCACAATCTTGCAACTGTCGCATTATTAGCCACTTCAATGGGCAAATAGAAATAATGCATGCAAGGAAAAGCTTCGATGCTCTTAAACAACCTCTTCTCACGCCCTCAGGTAATCAGGGCGGGGGAAAAATGGTACTTGCAAATTTAGATAAATCAAAGTTTTACAAAAGTTTTCCATCCAAGTCTGACATTGGGAAAAACTCCGATGATGTGCAAAAACAATCTCTTAATATCAGGGACACTCCCGGAGTAATACCTGAGGTTGTTACGTTTGTTGTAAATAATAACCCAATCAGAGTTAATCTTTTGAACAAGGATGGGCTTGCAACGCAAAGGCCACTAAGTGAAACGACTATTAATGGGGATGATACTTTACATTCTCAAATTATTGAAACAATGGTTGATCCAACCGACCTTGATTCAGTGGTTGCAGGGAAAATGCGATACTTTGAGGATACCAATAACCAAGGGCCGGATGATAAGAATTCAGAACCCTCCTATTACAAATCTGGTAATAATTCAGTAACAGTTGAATACCAGAATGGTGACTACATTCTGGACACTAAGAATAATGTCTTTTATGGGCCTCGCAGTGACTCTGGTTGGGGGGATGCATTTAGGGGTAAATCCCTTTTAAGCAAGTATTTCAAGGTTGTTGCCAGTGCATATAAAACAACAGGTAAAACTGCATGCCCTATATTAATGTACCCTCCTACAGGTGTAACGGAGAAGGACTTTAATACTAATCAGATTGAAACATTCTGCAAAACATATGCAAGGGATTGGGCCTTATATCAATACGCTGATGACGATATATCCCTAAATGGTTGTGTTCCAGTAGAACAGCACGGAATGCTGGACAACATTATATTTCACCTTAGTGTTGAGGATACCTACACTAGACTGATACGACCACCTTACAACGACCTCACTGAAGAGGTTTACATTGAGTCCTACTTGGGTGATGAGGCAGCTTGTGATGCTGATACATATCCTTGCGGTCAGTGCAAAGGAATGCAGGGAGACAGTACAACTACACAACTGTATGGTTTTGGCACATCTGATATGTTCCTACCCTACAGCGCAATCCTGCAAAAAACCCAGACAGTCCCAACAGGGGCAACTGCTGCGACATATCCACAGTGGCACAAGCCACCATATGTGGTGAAGTTTTGCCTAGGTGGTGCAATAGGCACTGCTGCTCTTGATTACCACTTCCAGACAACCATGAATGTTAGTGTGTACTGGAATGGATCCAAGGTTGCATCACGCACTGTGTACGGGTCCAAGAGTTTCACCTGCCAGAGTGGTGCACAATCTTGGGGAAGGTTGACTTTTTATAAAACTGAGAAAACACCATCCTACGCCATTGTTGTCGTTGATGCAGCAACAGACACATTTTCTCAACAAGAAGCAGAACGCCCACAAGCAATGAATTGGTACATGAACATGCGCTGCGTGGACTCCATACCATACCCTGCACCAAGGGCAATTGCTTGTGATAGTAAGTTGAACGAGGTTGGTGGAGTTTTCACACTTGGTATGTTCACATCCATACCTGTAAATATTCAGGGCACTTCCACAGGAATAGTACCGAACACACCAATATGTATTTCAGACTCTGCAAGCAGTACATTCCCGTGCGGTTCCAATCAGTCTTGTGTAATCCCTTCGAACTTACAGCTTAAATTCAACAATGCTCCAAGCTCTTGTAAGTTTCTCAAAGATGTTGTCATACCACTTCAACAAAGCACATCAGATGGTGGATGGATTGGAATATATGACCAATTCGGACCAACAAAAGACATTATTCAGGCAAAACTTACACTGGTTGGTACTACTGCGTTTAAGCTTGTGTTGAAAGATATTGTTAATGCTTCAAGAAGTCCTGTGGAAATTAACAACATTACAACCTGTCTTTGCACTCCATTCACACTCACAATTCCCGGTGTGAATCTCACACCATTCGCATGCACTCCAGCATCACCTAACACACTTCAGGCAATAATTACTGAGGCATAATATGGCATTAATTCAATTTAAACGTGGCCCACAATCTGCAATACAAACACAATCTCTTCTTGCAGGTGAACCAGCTTTTGCAACAGACACGAGAGAATTGTTTGTAGGTGATGGTTTTACCATTGGTGGGGTTTCCATCAGTTCCCTTGCAGGGGCAATTACGTACATTGCTCAGAACACAGAACCACCTGCGCCAAGTAATCCATCCACAACTAAAGCATTTTGGTACGAAACAGACACAAATTACCTGTACATATGGAAGTACTCAAACGGCACAGGTGTGTGGGAAAGAGTACTTGCAAGCGGTCCTACGGGGCCAGCAGGCCCCACCGGACCGCAGGGTACTCAGGGTATTCAAGGTGTTCAAGGTGTGCAGGGTGCTCGTGGGGCAACCATACTCACTGGGACAAGTAATCCTACCACTAGCACTACTGGAATTGATGGCGACTACTTTTTAAACACCACTAGCAAGGATTTATTTGGACCACGTGTTACCACAAATAGTGTGGTTAGCTGGGGTAATGGAATTTCCCTTAAAGGTGACAAGGGTGACAAGGGTGATACTGGTGATGCAGGACCTACTGGTTTAACAGGACCACGTGGTGCGACCATACACTACGGAAACCAAGCACCAACAAGCTCATTTCCTGATCCAACCAGTGTGAACGATGGAGACTTCTACTTTGACCTGATTGCAAAGAACTTGTACGGCGGTTATGTAGCTGCGAATGGTACTCCTTGGGGGCCTCCAATCAGTCTTGCAGGTGGTGCAGGTTCAGCAGGTCCTGCTGGGCCGACAGGACCTGCTGGTACTCCCGGACTTGTGTGGAAGGGTTCTTACGTAAGTGGTACACAGTACCCATTAAACTCTGTTGTGCAGTTCAACGGTAGTTCCTATGTTGTGATTGCAAACAGTGGTACGACCAATGCTCCAACCAACGCAGCAGATTGGAACCTTGTAGCATCCAAGGGTTCCACTGCGAACGCAGTTGCAACCATTTATGCTAATGCTCCTATAGTGTGGGACGAGTCCACAACCACACTTTCATTCAATGTTCCAAATGCACAAACTGGCAATGTTCTTAAGTACGATGGGACTAGCTGGGTTGCATCCAAAGCAAGTGCTGCAAAAAGTCTCCAGACAGGGACGGGCGCACCAGATGGGACTACAGATGCAACTGACGGCGACTGGTACATTCAGACTGCTGGTACAGGTGCTCCACTGTTGTACGGTCCTAGATCCACAAGCAATAGTGTTGTTAGCTGGGGTACTGGTATTTCACTTGTTGGTCCGGCAGGTGCAAATGGTGCTAATGGTTCGGCAGGTCCAGCAGGGGAAGATGGCACTGCTGGTATGGAGTGGAACGGAAACTGGGATTCCACTGTAAATTACTCCAAAGGTGCTGTTGTTGGGTATCAGGGAGCAATTTACATATGTGAGTTGGACAACACGTTAAATATTACACCAAACACCACGGCTAACTGGGATCTTTTGGTGGAGCGTGGTGAGCAGGGGCCACCCGCTGACCTGCAAGGCACTGCACCAATTAGCATATCGTCTGAGACATCCAACAATGTTACCACTTTCACGATTGCACTGGCTGATGGCACAACAACTGGCGAAGTTCTCACTTGGGACAACACCACAAAGGCGTGGACACCACAATCACCAATTGTGACACTGGACGGCCTTACTGATGTAACCATTACCAACCCGGAACAGGACCAAATACTTGTATTTAAAAACAACGAGTGGGTGAACCACGGCACATATGTGGACACTCTCGATGAGCTAGAAGATGTAATCATCACAACTCCTACTCAGGACGAAATTCTAAAGTTTGATGGAACTAACTGGGTCAACTCAACAGCAATCCTTGAAATTACTGCAATGTCCCCACTGGATTGGGACAAATCCACAGGTACTCTAAAAATTACAGAGGGTACTACTGATGGGTATGTAATGACATGGGATGACACTCTAAAGATTTGGAGTGAGAAAGAATTACCACCTGCTGATATCAAAGCAACACTTCCACTTGACTGGGATAAAACCACACGCACTCTCACGTTTGGTGTGAATGGTAGTGCGGGTGATGTACTTGTGTACGATGGTGTGAACTGGATTGCATCTGTTCCATACGACCACACAAGGCCAACCATACTGTGGGGTGATGGTGTACCTGCACAGGACCTTGGAAACAGTGGTGATTTTTACATAGACACCACAAATCACATCCTTTACGGACCTAAGTGCAGCGGTTGCTTGGGTAACAGGTGGACATCGTTGCAGGATCCTGTAAATCTTGTTGGCCCTCAAGGAGTGCAAGGTATTCAGGGTGAAACAGGACCAGCAGGTCCTGCTGGTCCTACAGGTGCAACAGGTCCTAGAGGACAGAGTACATCCAACCTTATACGCAGAGTGGACCACCCTGTATTACTTACAGGTCAGGACTTACCTGCACTTTACTCAGGTATTGGTGTAAATGGGGACTTCCTTCTTGTATCCATACTTAGTCCAGAACCCAGTACAAGGTTTTACGGCCCAAAAGCTAACAATGTTTGGCCTGATAATTATGTGGAATTGCACGGTGATACAGGTGCAACAGGCCCTGCTGGCCCTACAGGGGCCACAGGTCCTGCCGGACCACAATCAGGGCAGATCATACATCATGCGACAGTGCAATCAAACGCATCAACTCCACCCGATCCATCTTCTGCACTTGGTGATGTGGACGACTTCCATATTACAAGGCTGGAAACCACACTGGGTGAGTATGTTGGGACTTATATATTTGGGCCAAAGACAAGCAGTGCAACAGACCCTTGGGGTGCTCCAACTAATTTAAGGGGTCCCACTGGTGCAACAGGTGCAGAGGGTCCACAAGGACCACAAGGTATATCTCCTGACCCAACACTTGCAGATGCAAACGGTGGTCTTGCAAACACGGGAACCACACAAAATCCAACTCTTGCAATAAAGACTCGCAGTGGAACAGGTCTTGTTTTAGACACAGTACCCAGCACACCTGCGGATCCTGCAATTTATTTGAAATTAAACACTGATTCCACCAACGCACTTGCTGTTGTTGGGAGCAAGGCTGTTGTGAAAAGCAAACCAATTAATGCAGGCTACAGAAGGGGATGGTTTGGAATATGAGCAAAACTCTTGTAATACCCCAGAAATCAAAACTTTATGTGCAGTCTCAGGGAGTGGCGTGCAACATCGCAGCAACCGTGCACTACATGCGTTACAGCATGGATTCTGAGAATAATGAGACATACAAGGAACTTGTATCCTACTCTCAGCCATCCCAGAACAATGTAAATACAATTCTTAGTACAAGTAGTACTTCTGGTGAAAAAAGAGTAGTTAGGGAATTTTACTTTTATAATACTGCTGGAAGCACACAGTCTTTCTCACTGCGAATCAGGTCTTATACCGACATTACACTTGCTGCTGGAACATCATCAGGCCAATTAGACGACCCTGCAAATTACACAGACACGAACCTGATTGATTTTGTAATACCATCGCACAAAGTTTGGAGATTTTCTGAAGCTTTTCTACTTAGTTACCCGTCAGTAATAGTACTGAGCAAGGAAAGCAATTTTGATGAAATTTCCGTTGTTTTAGCTGCCACAGGAAGTGATGTTTTAACGTCAGATGACAGGTTGCACATCACAGTTTCCCATGGTGAGGTGCAGGATAGTTCTGAAACAATCATTAATGAAAGACTTGAGCAAAAAATAGTCGCAGTTGATGGGAATACTCAAGTTTTTAGTGTTTTTAAGCTGCCTTCTACAGCTTCTAGAAGCCCTAATAGCAGTGTTATACGCCAGATTACCATGTACAACGAATCTGGCAAAACAATGCACATAAAGCTTGGTTTCGGCCCACCAACAAGCACTACATTAAACGGCTATCTCTACGATGGGGACATAGCAAGTACTGAGTCTTGGTGGAGTGATGCAAACACATTTCAACACATTGAGGATTACATACCATCCAGCGGTGGTAGTGGTGCTTACAGCCTGAATGCTGTTTCACCTCTGCAATACATTAGTGCAACACAAACAGTGAGGATAAATAGGTCAGGTGCTGCTGATGGACAGGCACTAATTTGGGACAACTCCAGTAATGAGTGGAAACCCGGAGATGTGCAACCGTTGTTGACACCGATTGCGCCCATAGAGTATGATTTAACTAATCTAGAGATCCGTTTAGGGCAAGATGGTGCGACAGCAAATCAAGTTCTGGCTTGGCGTGAATCCACAGAAGGTGCAAATGACTTCAGGTGGAGGCCCACCAATGCATCTGGAATAGGTGGTGGTAGTGGTGGTGGGGGTAGTGGTGGTGGTTCTTACAACGGTATTCAAATTCCAAATCTTGATGGTGGTACTGCTGACACTGTGTACGGAGGCATAGCACCATTTGATGCAGGTAATGCAAACCCATAGGAGTATGTATGGCAATTCCAATTCAATTACGCCGTGACACAAGTGAAAACTGGGCACTAATAAACCCAACTCTCTCTGAAGGAGAATTGGCTTACGAGACTGACACTGGGAAAATGAAAATTGGGAACGGCAGTGCAACGTGGACTTCACTTGCATATCTAGTACCGGGCAGTGCAAATGCTTACACGTTTGGCACTACTGCTCCAACAGGAACTGCACCATCCAACGGATTATACTTCCAATACTAAGGTGATTTATGGCTTATGAATGGCCTGAATTTAATTCAACATCAGGTTTTATTACAACACTGAATGTTCAATTTAAAGATGCATCTGAAAATGTAATTAATGCTACTGGCACGTTTTCTGTTGGTCTTGGAGATCCATCAAATAGTGGGTGGGTACATTTTAATAGGTTCAATAATAATTATGGGAATTATGGGGTTGGAATTGGAGTACCATTCCTTTCAGACCACCCTATAAATATTACACCTGTTAATAATACAGGAGATGTCCTGTCACCACTTGGTTGGTCACAGGGGGACCTTTTTAAATATGTAACCATAACAAGAACATTTTTATTAAACTCAAATAATGTAACACGTACAGATACCTATAGAGTTTTGCAAAAGTACCTCAATGGAAAGACCGCATTGGTTTTACTTCCAGAAAACTCAGGTATTATTACCAGCATTAATGATACTACGGGCATTCAATCTATACAACATAAAGAAAGTTGGTTAAGCGATGTAATAATTCTAAAAGGCATAAATTTAAGTATTTTTAAATTTTCAAAAGGTTATTATGCAAATAATGGTACTAAATACAATAATGCTGGGTTAGTTGGTTACGACTTCGCTAAAGTAGGTGTTAGCTATTATAATGAAGCAAATATAATTAATCCATTTACTGTAGGGGATACTGGAACCGGTTGGATTAATGCGGGATCTTATGGAGTAAGCCTGTATTATCCCCTAAGAACTCTTTATTCTGAGCAGAGAACTTTATTCACAATAATTCCAGTATATAAACCCACAATAACTATTTCGCCAACCACAGGTTCTGCCAGTGGTGGTGAAACTATTACAATATCCTCAAATAGAGATATTAATGGTCACTATCAAATTTGGTCAATTGGTGCTGAAGGATATGAAATACTCCGTAGTGCTGGAATTGCCGGGTTTTCTCCCGATAGCCCAAACAAGAAAACATTTATATTTACTAATCCTCAAGATGTTAAGACATTTAGAGCAATTTTAAAATATAATCACCGTACATTAGAATATGGGCAACAATACAGTAACCCAAATAACATAAGCTCTTCAAATCTATTTTACAAACCAATTATAATTTCAGAAACGCCCCAGCTTTGGACAGGTTCTAGTAATTCATATATTACAATTTTCGGGCAAAACGTACTTGACACAACCTCTGTAAAAATTAATGGCGTTGGGCACCAATTTTCTAAAAGTACTACCAGTAACAATACTATTTTTATATCTATTAATGAACAAACAACCAGTGGTAAAATAGAATTAACCTCTCCCGCTGGGACAGTAACATCAGTTGGTAATTTTACTTTACAGCCTGCTCCAACCGTATCCAGTTTTACACCCACTAGCGGACTTAGTGGAGCAGAAGTTATTATTACAGGTACTAATTTTGTTAGTGCTGTGGACAATCAAACCCCGGTTGTAGGTAGAGTATCTTTTGGAAATTGGACCGCTACTTTTACAGATGTTACGCCAACCACAATTCGTGCATTTGTGCCTTCTGGCGCAGTCACAGGTCCTATTTCCGTAACCACCAATGGTGGTACTGCGACATCTACTTCAAACTTTACAAGGAATTATTCTCCCACTCTTTATGGGGTAGGTATTTACAAGGACGCAAACGGAACCGAGAATAACTCTGTTCCATATTTAGATAGTGAAAGACAATATGTCATTTGGGGAGGTGGTTTAGACACTACTCAAAAAATTGAATTTTTCTACACAAACAATCCAAATGTAAAGTATGAGGCTACTTTTACGGTAATAGATGCATCACGTGTTTCATTTACCGTACCATTTATGAATAATTTAACCACTGGAGGATTGGTTAAATTTACACTAACTAGCGCATACGGGACGGTAACAAAAGATAATGCAATACAACTTCAAGTTGATTTGCGAAACATCAACTATCCCACCATATCCAGCTACCAAGCACCTTACTCAAACAACACAACTCCTGTAAACACTCTTGTTGGCGCAAACCTTTACTTTGAAAACAGTTCAACTTGGGAAAAGGCAAACGACATCTATTTTGCAAAACCTGTTACAAGGCATGATGGTTTATCAGACAGTGCTGAGTGGACAAGGGCTACTGCTGGTTGGTTTTCCAATAATGGGGAATGGCAAAAATTCTGGCCTTCTGTGGAGAACGCTGCAAAGAAGTTTTACAAGTTTGATTGGTCTTCCGCAGGTTTTACAGAAAGGGTTGATGTACTAAAAGTTGTTCCAGACTACCCTAACCTTTACGCACTTTTATCGGAAAGTAATGGTAAGCTTACAACATCTGCGGGTTACCCAGATAGCTGGCAAGCAATAGAGAATTGCAGGAGCATTATTGCAAAGATTAATTTGCAAACAGGAGTTATGTCTTACATTGAGGTAAAGGGTCCGAGGAATAATACAAATTGCCATATTAGTGATATTTACGTCAGTGGGGATTCAGTATATGCAGTTGGGTACGACCATGCATCAGACCCAAATTTTGGGGAAATTGCTGTAAATAACCTTCATAGGGGATTCAAAGTACCTGCAAGGTTTGTTGTTGGAATGCTGTCATCAGGCGATGTGGTTATAGTAGGGGGACAAACCCAGAGACATTTTGTAGGAGTTGTAAAAAAGTATTCAAAAAACCTTGCTTTGCAGTTTTCAAGAAAAATTAGTTCTCCTCCTGTAATTGCAGAACCAAACGGATACGTTAATAATTTTACAACAGATGCTTTCTTTTTTAAAGCAATTCATATGCCGGGAGGTTATGCATACAACCCACTCGTGGAATTCATAAACGGTGGAAGTTTATATGAACCTAAAATTACTTTATTTAATGGAGCACTGTATGTGTTTTTCTCAAGCTCAAAAAACTATGCGAATATTGCTTATTATGGTGCATCTACAAATGGTGCGTGGCGACTAAGAGAGGAAATTCTTGTTAAGAAATTAAAACCCACAAACCTTACAGAATACGTTGGGGAAACTTCTGTAAGATCTTTAATGCAGCACGATATTGCAGCAGATCCATCATTAGACTGGAATTATAGATTCCAGTTGCATCCAACATCCCCCACACATTATGACTTTTTCAAAGGTTATCATCCGACAGTTAATAAAAGTGGATTTAGTCAGTATTCCGTTGTTGCAGATCCACAATTAAACGGCAACAACAAGATTAATTTTACCACGGGTTATTTTTGGAACTCTTTGCAAATTAATCCAACTATTAAAAGTGCATTTATGGCAAGGGATGGTGTCTTTGATTACCCATTAATTATGGGCGACCTTGAATCTACGACTGGGGACGATGATGGCAATGGAATGTTTGTAGGGCACTACGGGAAAAACGATTTGTACTCTATTATGTGCGGTACTGAGTTTGAAAATGGTAGGGTATCCACCACAGACATTACTGCATTCTCTGACCTAAATTCATTTCTTGCAAACTACTCCACACTACCTCTTGTGTATACAAGTTCGTCTTTCCCAACAACTGCATTCACTGTTACGGAAACACCTGTAGAAAACCTGCAAATGACTGAGGTTTGCAATGCCTAGGCCCTGTGCCTGTGACAATGTGATACCCAACAGCACTTGGGACTCCACACAGTGCCAACTGTGTTGGTATTACCACCACAACGACAGAGTTCGCAAAGCTTGGGATGAAGACACCAAGGTGGAACTGCCACCAGCAGGTGAGCAGGCTAAAAGCCTGATCACCAGTGCAGCAAAGTGGGCATTTGCAGGGTGCAAGAGGGTTCCACTAGAAGTGCAACAGCAGAGAATGCGCACATGCGTAGAGTGTGAGTTCCTAAAAGAGCAAAACAGGTGCGGTGTATGTGGCTGTTTTATAAAGACTAAAACTAGCTGGGTCACTGAGAAGTGTCCCATAGGTAAATGGAGTGCATATGAATCCACAGGAAATGCCACCGATTGAGTTGCTGGATGACATCCTTATTCCAGTGCGCATGATTATTGAACGCCTGTACTGGCAGGGATTCAGGGATGGTGCAGCATTGACAGGTTTAATCTTCTTTGTTGTTTTTATTTTGACCAATAGAGGAGTTACCAGATGAAAAAACTTGCAATACCTATTCTTCTAGTTGGTGTATTCATGGTGACGAAGGAAGTGATTCCAACACTTCCTTCGTTGGACATACTTTCCAAGGTGAGGGTTAAGTGCAAAGACTGCAATTGCGACCCTTGCAAATGCGATCCGTGCAAGGATGGGAAATGCCCAACCCCAAAACCTGCACCACCTGACAAACCCAAACCAAAAAGACCATGGGGTAATCCCGCCCAACCCTCAGTTGAGGGAATAACACTGGGTGGTAAGATTGCACCAAACAACTCACCAGTGCAAATTGATTTCCCACTATCGCAGCACATTTCAAACATTGGATCCCATGTGGATGGTGCAGGTATGTGCGTGATGAGCAGCATTGAAATGGCAGCACGCTGGCAAAATATTGAATCACTGCGAGGACTGCGAGACTGGTGTGCAAAACAACCCGGTGGTGGTTACCCAAGCAAGGTTGATCGACAATTGCAGGAGTACTTCAAAAAATTAGGACAAGGGTTTGACTACGTGCAATACGAGGGCACAGACCTGAGTTTGTTGAAGACTGCGCTACGCACGGGAAGGTTTCCTGCTGTGACATATGCAGGACGTGACAAGGTCAGGTACAGCGGAACCATTGCGCACATGGTGTGCCTGTGCCACTTAGACGACAGTGTTGCTGGTATATGGGACAACAATGGAACTCCGGGGGAAATCATTTGGATGAGCACTGAGGACTTTAAATCAAGGTGGACTGATGGTGGTACAGGATGGGCAGTCGTGTGGATTGCACCACCTCCGCCTCCACCACCAATAGGGGGTTAGTTATGAATTTATTAAGCATTCTTTTATTACTCTGCGGACAGGAGCAAATTCCTGATGAGGATCCAATTGCAGAGATGCGAAGGATAAGCAACTACGGTGTGGATCTTTCCAAGATTGAACGTGGCGAAAGGTACTTCTTCAATGGTGCGCAGGTTTCCAAGGGAACTGCAACACAGAAAGTTAGTGGAGTGCCTGACGATTCCACACATCTTCGGGTAACAATTATTGGTACTGAAGAGCAACGCAAAATTGTGCTCAACGATATCAAAATTAACCCTGAGTTTGAAATATTAAGAGATCACATTGTTGTACAGGATTACGCACCTGACCACTGGGCTGTGCAAGGTGTTGGGTTCCACACAGCAGGAACTCCAACCATCTACGTGCAGTTACCTAATGGGAAGGTGGTTCACAGACAGGACGACTATTCCGATGGTGCAGTTGGATTGGCTGGTGCACTAAGGAAGGCCGACCCCAACTACAGAAGGGACGGTGATCCAGATCTACGGCGTACTCTGCTGAGTACATCGTTGCTGTTCGGTGGTTTTATGATTTGTTTTGCACTTCTGGTTATTTTTAGGAGGGATAAAGATGAATTTTGATACCACCACACTTGTTACCGCTTTGGTGGGTGCGGTGTGCGGTTACCTCTTTGCGGAAAAGAGTAGGCCAGCAGATCATCCACTGATTGCACTTGTGCGACAGAGGCTCAAGGAAAGAGACAAACAGAGCAAGGAAGTAAATGTGGACGAAGAACTTAAAAAACTAATAGGGGGATAACCATGAATTTACTCAATGGGTATAAAACTTATCTTGCTGCTGCTGGGCTGTTTGGACTTGCACTTTATCAGTTTTCCCAAGGACAGGTTGAGCAGGCAGTGCAAAGCTTTCTGGGTGCACTTGCTGCTGTTGGCATTAGGAATGCACTAAAAAATGTTGCGTAAATTACAGGGGGAATCTAAAGATTCCCCCGGTATTTCTACTAGGCAGATCTATGACTGGGGTGATAAAATAGACCCTAGCCTACCCACACAATTTCCACCCGGATCCCCTGAGAAAATCAGGGTAATGCAAATAAGGGTGGAGTTGGGACTTCCATTGCACCACCCAGAGGATGCAAAGAATGAGCCAATACAAATTGGTGACTATGGACCAAAGCGGATCAGAGTGGCTGGAATGGAGAAGGCAGGGGGTTGGTGGTTCTGACAGTGCAGTAATCATGGGTTGCAATCCATGGTGCAAACCTTCCGAACTGCGCCAAAAGAAAGTTGGTGAAGCTCAGGAGGAGTACGAAAATGAGCGCATGGCGAGAGGTAAAAGACTTGAGCCAATTGTGCGCCAAATGTACGAAGAGCTAACCGGATTGCAAATGACCCCAGTGTGCGTTGAGCACATCCAGTTCCCATGGTTCCGTGCATCACTGGATGGACTATCCGAGTGCGGAAATGTAATTCTGGAAATCAAATGTCCCAATGATAGAGCACACAGTGAAGCTCTCCGTGGATGGGTTCCAAAGTACTACTATCCTCAACTGCAACACCAACTGGGTGTGACAGGTGCAAAGATAGCGCACTACGTGTCCTATTCAGATGCTCCAAAGTTCAAACCTCATGAAAGGATTTGCTTGGTGGAAATGCTTCCTAACACAGGGTACATCAAGGAGTTGATTGTAAGGGAGGCAGAATTTGTTCAATCTTGCAAAAATCAGACGGCTGGACCAATGTGATCTTGAATCTTACGACAAGCTCTTGGAGCAATTAGGACCTGTTTACACTAATTGCAAAGAGCGGGAAAACATATTGCGGGAGAGAAACTATGGTGGTTGCTCTCCCACTTTTGTCTGGTTGGAGGATGGAGTGCCAGTAGGTACTGCAACCCTGTATATACTGGATAAATTGCAATTTCGTTACCCTTACGCAATCATAGACGATGTTGCAGTTTTGCCAGAGTTTCGGGGTAAGGGTATAGCAAAAGAGCTTGTGCGGTACTGCCTTACAATTGCTCAAATTAGAGGATGTTTCAAGGTAATCCTAGACTGCGATTCTGCACTAACAAGCTTTTACGAGAAGTTTGGATTTTACCAGAATGGGACTTGCATGAGAATCGACCTTTGACTATGTGCGCCCCCGCAAGGAGGTGCATCATGCCAAGTGTGTATTTTCAAAAAAGCAGGTTTTGTTGGGCATGTTCATGGAAGCAATCAGGTAAAACCTTAGTCAAGTATTTTAAATCCAAGGCCGAGGCTGTGGCATTCAAGCCAACAGCCCGGCCTTCTGTAATTAGTGCACCAGTAGTATCAGATTTTAGTACTATCCTTACGCAGTATCTAGGAACATTAAAGGTGCGGGAAAGAACATTAGTGCGGTATCAGCAGGAAATTGCATCACTGCGAATGTGCATGAAAAGCCTAGAAACAAGCCGTGATAACATCATGCGCATTATCGAGGATATACAATGTAGATACACTGCTGCGAAGAGCAGTAGGGCATTAAAGAGGTTAAAAGTACTTTGTAAATTTGCAGAGATACCATTTCCACCAAATGTAAGGACTGCGTATAAGCACAAGAAGGGAACTGCACTTTCTGAACAGCAGGTGCAAGAACTCCTACATAGAACGCAGAAGGATTACCCAAATTACTATTTACTTCTGTGTATCCTACTGGATACAGGTGCAAGACTTGGTGAGGTCTTAGCACTGAACTGGGAAGACTGGGACGGAGAGAGCATAAAAATATGCAAATCTTATGCACCCAATAATAAAGGCCCTAAAATCACTCCAGTTAAGACTTCTCGCTCAAATAGGGTATTGCCCTTATCTGCACCATTAAACAGGCTATTAAACGATTTTAAGGGCCTTCCTAGGGAGCCTCTGTGCAAGTCTTTGCACGGTTCCAGATTGCACCCAAGCAATTTGCGCAGGGACTGGTGGAAAAAGGTGTGCGGTGGTTACAGGATCCATGACCTTAGGCACACGTGCGCAACTTTTTTGCTGAACCAAGTTGACCCCAGAGTGGTTAGTGCAAAGCTGGGGCATGAAAGCACAACTACTACTCTTAAGATCTACGATCACCTTCTTCACCAGAAGAAAAATCTACCGAGTTTACTGTACAAAATTGGTTCATAATTTGCAATTTTAGCCTTGTTTTATAGGGTTTTCCTATGGTTTCCTAAACCGAGGGTCGTAGGTTCGAATCTTACCGGGCGCATATATTC